CATTATATTTTTGTTTTCGCCTTTACCCCTATGTCCAATAAACACTGTGTTACCAAATTGTTTAAGATCAGCGTCAGGCATAGTAATCTCTTTAAGAATACCCGCCATAACTGCTTTTACAGGAGTATCCGATCCCGGTAACCCAGAGTCACTGTACTGCCCAGTAAACTGTGTAATTATTTGCGACGCTCCAAGTTTGGTTTTTTTGCTGTCAACTATCTCCATCACGTAACCTCCAATATGCTCGCTACTACGTGTAACCTGTTAGCAGTAGCGGCTGTTACTTTTATTATCTCTGTAGCGGTTATTACCAACGGAGCAGTTAGTAACTCTACAGTGCCGTTAGCCCCTACAGCTTTGACGTTAAACAAGCTAAACACAGACGATCCATTTGTTATTGTAACCGTTATTGTGTCTGCGTTGCCGCTGTCTTCTGATACAATTATAGACTTTACTATGGCTGTTGTTAGTGTGGCGCAAGTGTACAATGTTGTAGCACTCGTGGATGTAAGGTCTTTCTTCGCGTTTACGTATACATTTGCCATTAGCTCATAAACCACCCTATGGCTTCAGCTTGTTTTGCTAGAGAGTTATTGCGCAGCGCACTGTCTAACTGGTTAAAGTACAACCGCAGGACTTTATTAGCTTCTTCAAACTGAAACGGTTCGTATTCTTTAGGTGGGTATGGCAGGGCAGGAGCGCGGAACCCTACAACATGGTTGTTATTAGCCATTACCGTCTCCCATCAGGGCGCATGTCAAGTCTAGGTGAACCCAACTGCCACTGCACCCCTGTTGTAGTAGATGCAATTTTCATAGACATTTGCCGCCCTCTTACACGTGTGTGTATCTGACTGGTAAACACGTCAACAGGAGAACTAGCACTGCGCACAACTGCCCCTGTGTTTACTCCACTCTCAGACGTTGGGCTGTTATACCCTGACCCCGAAGAGTTTAGTGGGAACAGCGTCATGTTTATAGTCGGGCTGTTGCCTGTAGAACCTTCAAATGACACATCTGGTATCATCCTAGACACGAGCGCAAATTGGTGCCCGTCATCAAGATCAAACTCAGCCGAGGTAATAAACGCCGATATAGCAGCAGCATTGGCTGTCTCATTGTCGTCAATTCCGTTCTCGTGTTCTACAATCACGTTGTTAAATGTAGCTGCTAACGGGAAGGCTCTAAGTCCTGAATCCAGCCAAGCAGAGCGCCCCATAGAGCCGTAGTACCATATGCCGTCTAAGTAGTTGTACACAACGTATCTGTCTGCGCTAACCTCGCCAGCAGAACAATAGAACCACCACACCTCGTTGAACGCTTCGTTAGAGCCTGCAAACACCTGCTCAAACTGTTCAGGGTTAAAGTCAGTGAACACATGCTTGCGCAAATCGCAGGGCAAAGGTTGCGTACGACCATCGTATTTGTAGAACTTATCTTTGCCCATCCAGTAGGCAATACCGTTGGCGTAGGCTACAGCGTTTTGAGAGGCTATAGAAAGTTGCTCACCTACCAACGAGGCTCCCCACACTCCAGATTCGGCCCCCACATACTGCAGGGAGTACAGAGACGAGTCAGTCCACACTAGAACTTCCTGACGCGCCTGAGAGGCGGCTACAATCTCTGTACCGCGAGATAACCTGAGACTGCCTGCCTGTGTTGTAGCTGTAGGTGTCCAGTTGGTAGCGTCTTCTTGGTCTGACCACCTAATAAGCATCGGGTCTTGTACACTAGAACCTAACGCATTAGCGCCAAAACAAAACACAAAACGGTTAATGTCGGACACAAGTATAGAGTTTTGCACTGAGGGTACGTTAGTCCCTGTCAACTCCAACGCCCTAGTTACTAGAGAGGTTGATGCGTCCCAGTAGTATATACGACTGCCACGATGCCCAAAGATCAGGTCTTCCCCAAAATTCTGCTGTGACCATATACGTAGTATTTCTTGGCTAGTTTCACCAGTGCCGAAGAGAGATGCACCCCAAGCGCCAGCGCCCCAACCAGACAACTCTGTAGAAGTATCTGTGCCTGTGTTAAGTTGGTAAGCCCCCACAGTAGCACTGCCGCCAGTACCAGTGTCTGAGGACGTAGAAGCTATGTTGCTAAACGTGATGGTGGTGTTGCTAAAAGTCTTTGCAAGTATCGTGTATGTAGCGTCTGTTTCTACCGAAACTATTTCGTATTCTAAGTTTAACACCGCAGTGGAAAAGTTCCCTCCAAGTGCGGCTGCGTCTGTATATGTTACAAAGTCGCCATTCCCAGCCCCGTGACCCGCATCGGTAACCAGAATAGTAAAACAAGTTACACCTGCGCTATTGCTATGTGTAGCCGCTGTAGTGCTAGTAGCCACGTCATTAACAAGCCTAGATGCACCGCGAATACACCCTGTTAAGGTGTTATCAGTAACACCCGCATACGATATAACTTCACTGTCGATCAGCACCAAGCCTGATATGGGGAACCCTGTAGCATCTGTAATAGGTATATTAACGGCAGAGGTAGAAGTTACCGCAGCACTTAGCGTTGTATTAGAGGCACTAAACGTGACGTCTCCTGCAGATGTAGTGCTACGTAACGGGGTTATGTCGTTAAACGCGCCGCCGTTCTCAATGTAGAATTTTATGTTAGTACCCACACCAATGAGGTTCTGCCCCCCTAGCGTGATCCAATTCCACAAAGAACGTGCAACACCTAGAAACTTTACGGTGTTTAGTCGTGTCCAACCACCAATTTTTTCAGGAGTCCCCTGCCTAAACCGGACGTTATCACACTCGTACCACCCGCCCTCGCTAGTATACCTAGTATTTTCGCGGTTAACGCCGGGTTTTAACAGGAGCTTTTTTAGGGGCATGTTACACCATCAGTTCAAAATGTGGACCGTCAATAAAGGGGCGTCTTCCTTGCGTCCTTCGCGTATCAATATACTCATTCATGGCGTCTTCCATAGTGCCTTGAAACTGGGCTATATTTGGCACCGTCCAGCTTGCGCCCCACCTAATGGGAACGTCAACCTCTCTTGCAGCTTCAGCCATTGCGTCTGCTATATCGTCATATAAATTGAGTTCCCAAGAACTTCTTTTTCCGCAGTAAGCCATTAGGTCAACTGCAAGCCCCGCAAGGTGTTTAGACTTCATCGTCTGTGATGCGCCCTTAGCAACGAGTTCTTGTTGCTCCTCCAAAGTTCTCATGCCACAGATCACACCGAAGTCTATTTTAGTAGTGTGGATTGCAGATTTAACTACAGCGGCGAGCCGTTCGTCCACGCCGATGAGCCTGTCTAGGCTGCGTGTTGATAGTTTAAAAGTCATTTCTCTATCCTTACGTTTAAGCAGGCAACGGCAATTCCATTGTGTGTTACCATAATCTCTGCGTGTTTTCTATTCTTTTCGCATTCAACATTACTCTCGTACACCGCTAGTTGAAAATACTCTACTGGTTGCCCTGATATTAACTGCATCCAGATCAGCACCCACATTACTTTGTTAACCCTTTTTGCTTTTCAAATGTCCTCAAGCCGCCAATTCCGAGCATACCCAGCAGCACTGTCATAAGGCTACCCATGTCAAACTCAGGCAATGGTGGTATTGCTGCGCCGGAAAGTGTCACTACAAATATAATTAATGGGCAGAGGATGAAATGGTACAGTAACGCAAATCCGCAAATCCACCCTACAAAGGGTCTCCACCCACCCTTAAACAAGCTACCAGAAGCCGCTTCAGCCTTGTTTATCTCCAACAGGGCCAATAGTGCTTGCTGGGCGTGTGTGTCGCTCATAGTGGCTATTTCATGGGCCAGCTTGGCTTTCATGTCGCTGTCAGGGATTACCTTGTCTAAGATCCCCGATACAGGACCAATTAAAGAACTAATCAAACTCATTGCTTAACCCTCTTAGATCTTAATTCTTCCAGATCTTTTTTCTTGGTTCCTCCGTCATACTCCCAAGCATAACCTCTATAAACCATTTCTTCGTTTATGTTGGTCTGACCACAAATAATCCAGCCAAGCATTCTTCCATACTTGCCATCTTTTTCTGTTTTAACCTTCAGACCAGAAATCATTCCATCTTCTAATCTTCGAGCGAGAAAGGCTTTAGCCTCTAAGCCAAGCTCTTTCTCCTCTAGATCTCTGGTTCTACTTTCTGGCGTGTCGATACCAGCTAGTCTTACTCGTTCTTTTTTTGTGAGGTCAAAGCCAAGGTCAATAATGATATCTATGGTATCGCCATCTACAACCTTAACAACTTGCTTGATGGCGTACTCATACATTCACATTCTCCAAACTATATTGGCAAGGAGGACTATTATCGTACCAGCAACACCAATTAGAATAGCCTCGATCCTTTTTATTCTAAGGATCGTTTCTTTCCAGCGTTCTTCTAATTGAACTTCTACAACGGTCAACCTACGACTTAGCTCCTCTAGCTTCATGATTCCTCTTCTGTACTCTTTTCAACTTCTAGCGATGCGGTCAGCGTGTTCATAAACGCCATGCGTCCCATTTTTAGCTGATCGATGTTAAAATTAGCAGAGCCAATTTTGCGATCTAAGTCAGCAACGTGGTTCACCATTACCTTCTGGGTGTCATTTAATTGGTCTTCTGTGTAGTCTACAGAATTGATCGTAATGGTGTTTGTTTTTTTCTCAGCCATTGTGATCTCCTTTGGTTGGGGGTTAAATTATTCAGCGGCCCACGGCATACCTGTAGAGTTAACTTGGGCAGCTATCTTGTTAGTAATGTTAGACGTTATAAGAGCT